AAGCGTGTGAGATGATTGCTTATGGAAACCTAACAAAGAAGGTTGAACATGAAGATCTCGATCGGTAAATACCCAAAGAACGGTGAGCAAAAGAAAAAGATTCAAATTGATCCATGGGATACATGGAGCATGGATCATACTCTTGCTGACATCATTCTTCCGATGCTCAAGCAATTGCGCAAGACTCAGCATGGCGCACCGTGTACCGATGATGAAGACGCACCTGAACATCTTCGCTCGATCAATGCGAAGCCGAAGAAGAATGAATGGGATGTGGATGAGTTTCACTTCAAGCGTTGGGACTGGATCATGAAAGAGATGATCTGGACGTTTGGTGAGCATTCAAAAGATCGTGAGCCAAACTTCTGGATCAAGAAACCCAAACACAAGTGGGTTGATGTTGAGGGACAAGATTGGAAAGAAATGATCACCACTGATAAGGGCATCTACAACGAAGAAAAAGCCAAAGCATATTGGGAACGAAAAAGAAATGGCTTCCGTTTGTTTGGAAAATATTATCAGAATCTCTGGGATTAATTTGTGAAAGTATCAATCATTACACCAACAACTGGTAATTCATATCTTGCAGAATGCATTGAGTCTGTTCGTTCACAGACTTACGAAAACATTGAACACATTATTGTTGTTGATGGTAAAGAGCGTTGGGAAAAGGCAGATGAGATTTTAAAAGCATCTGAATATCCTCGACAATCTAAAGAATATCTCTGCGTCCTTCCATATGCAACTGGAACTAATCGCTACAATGGTCATCGTGTTTACGGTGCTGCAACTTATTTCGCAGATGGAGATTATCATATCTGGCTAGACGATGACAATATGCTCTCACCAAATCATGTTGAGAGTCTGGTTAAACTCGTGAAAGAAAAGAATCTTCATTGGGCATATTCTTTCAGAAAGATTATTGACAAAGACAGTAGGATTCTTTGCCAAGATGATTGTGAAAGTCTTGGAATGTGGGCGAGTATTTTACACCCAGAAGATTTCTTCATTGATGTTAACTGCTATTTCGTCAAGAAAGAAATCGCAGTACAAATGTCGCCTGTTTGGTATCGCAAATTCCGCGAACCTGGACAGATGGAAATCGACCGCGCAATTGCTAGAACACTGATGAATAACAATCTGAAGTTTGACTGCACTCGCGATTATACAGTAAAATATCGTGTTGGCAATACAGGCTTGTCAGTACAGGCTGATTTCTTTATTCAAGGAAATCAAAAGATGTTAGAAAAACATAATGGGAAACTTCCATGGAAAAAGTAAGAAATATCATCCACGGTTCTCATGATGCATACGCTGGATTTGAACCGATGCCACCTGACATTCAAGGTTGGGCGAGCACATCAGAAGCATTCAAACAATGCATTGATAAGATTAAACCTAAACTGATCGTTGAAGTTGGAACTTGGAAAGGTGCTTCTGCAATTTACATGTCAAGTTTGTGCATGGAGCATGGCAGTGATTTCGAAATCGTTTGTGTTGACACTTTCTTGGGCTCAGTAGAACACTGGACCACAATGACAGAGTTCATTAAGAAAGAATCATTGATTAACGGGCGACCAAATGTTTACAATCAATTTCTTTCAAATGTTATCTCAGTTGGACTGCAGAATAACATCACGCCATTTCCAATCGACTCCGTAAATGGTGCACTCACATTAAGTCATTTTGATGTGAAGGCTGACATGGTTTATATTGATGCTGGTCATGATTATGATTCCGTTGTCGCTGATTTGATTCTTTATAAAGATATTGTTCGTCCAGGTGGATTTCTGTTGGGCGATGATTGGTTTCATGGTCCAATCAAACAAGCAGTCTCAGATGCGCTTGGAGAAGTCCATACATTAAGTCACGATAAATTTCTATGGGTCAAGCCTGAATGAGTCAAGCAGAGAAATTGATCAATCGTGTTGAGGTTGCTTTGGCAAATGCAAACGCAGAGCAAACTAAACTCACTGATCAACAACTAGTAAATCTAAAAGGTTTATCTAGTAAAAAGATTCGAATTCTTCTAAATGAATTAATCAAAGAAGATACGAATTATCTTGAAGTTGGAACATTCACAGGTTCAACATTTGTGAATGCTATGTATGGCAACAAGCCAATGTCTGCAACGGTCATTGATTCGTTTTCTGCTGAAGACAGTTGGGAAATGGACATGAAGGTTGATGTTACATATCACGGCAATAAAATTAAGAATGGATTGTTTTTACTATTCCTTGAGAACTGCCGAAGAAATAACATCCAAGACTTTACCTGCATTCAAGGTGATTGTTTCAATCTTTTATTTCCTGATAAGTACGAAATTCGAAATGTCGACACCTATCTATTTGATGCGGGTCACAGCAAAGAAGACCACACAAAAGCCATCACATACTATCTAAACAATCTTGCTGATGTGTTCATTTATATCGTTGATGATTGGAATGATCCAATTGTTCGAGAAGGGACACGATTGGGTTTTGAATCTTCATTTGTTAAGATTCATAAAGAGTGGGAAATCTTTTCTGAAGTGAAAATGATCGGAAAAGAAAGACATTACGATAAAGATTGGTGGAACGGATATTATATCGCTGTTTGTGAAAAGCCGTTTGGGTTTTTCCTGCCTGAAGAAGAGCCTAGCAAAGAAATCTGGTGCTCAATCACTGAAACAATTGGAGAATAAGATGTCGCCATGTATTGCTTCGATCTTTATGAAGAATATTGATCAAAATGCGTTGCTTGCTCAAAAGAAAGTTGTTGAGAAGTTTAACAAGTCTAAGATTCCGCATTATCAAGTTTATACTGAAGCACCTCCAGGATACACGATGGATAAACTCGTCGATATGCTGGAAGAACGCAAGCATGATGCAATCATGTTCCTAGACATTGATTGTTTGCCACTACATGACAATGCGTTAGATTATTTCTTCGACAAAGCATACAATGGTTGGGTGATTGGTGATGCTCAACGAAGCAACCATATTCAAAACAATCAGCATGTATTTGCTGCTCCGCACAATCTAACGTTTACAATTGCAACTTATCGCAAATGCGGCAATCCTTCTTTCATGCCAAACCATCGCGGTGATGTTGGTGAAGAATTGACTTTTAAGGCTAGAGAGAATAGTATTCCTCTAGAGATTATCATGCCATTGCGCTATGATGCTGCTCCAATCCGCATGGAATGGGAGCCAAAGGATGCACCACCGTATTGGGATCTCGCTGATGGCATGCCAAAGTATGGTATCGGTACAACATTTGGTACAGTAGGAAATGAAATGTTCTGGCATATGTACCAAAGTTTTCATCCAGGACAAAACGAACGTTTCTTAAAGAAGTGTGAGGAAATTTTAAATGGCTAATCGTAGTGACTTTTATAACGCTAAACTTCCACGACAATACAAGAGACTTCTTGCAATGTCTGAAGCATATGGTTGGATTAACGATTCACATGAGCGTGGTGATTTTAAACGATCGATGATTGCTGCTCATGCAAACCATGTGGCTTCGAAGATCAAGCGTCAGTCTATGGATAATGCTAACAGCAGTGAAGAATAATGCATTCTTTATCAGAACTTCGCGACTTGCTAGTATCTAAACAGATACAGATACTAGATTATAATGGTTGGCAACTTAGAGTCGGTGATGACACGTGGGTTATGATACACGATGTTCTTTATTTAAATGGTGAAAAACAAAACCCGAAGCAAAAGGATTTATTTGACAAATACAAGAGGATAAAACAAAATGACAATCAAAGCAGTAAAACTCGTAACTGGCGAGGAATTAGTAGTCGAAATTACAGATGAAAATGATTCTTCTGTAACATTCAAGAATCCAGTTGCCTCTGTACTGCAACGTTCACAACAAACTGGTGGTGCAGCACTTGGCTTCATGCCTTGGATGCACTCTGCAGATGGTCCGTTTACTATTGAACGAAGCAAGATCATTTGTGTTGCAAATGTTGCCGATGAAGTAAAAAACGGATATAATCAGATCTTCGGGGCAGGAATTGTGGTGCCTCCAAAGCAATTGATTACGGGGTAACATGTCCGATTTTTACACGAACGTCGCAGTCTCTGGAAAGTTCATCCTACTGCGAAGTGTCGAGAATGGAAAGAGGGTCAGGCGAAAAGTCGAGTATCGCCCGACCTTTTTTCTTTTGTCGCAAGAACAATCTGAATTCACCACACTGGCAGGTGAATGTGTAAAGCCAATCCAGCCAGGAACAATTTCTGAGTGTCGCGAATTTCTTGAGAGGTATAAAGGTGTCGACAATTTTCCTGTTTTTGGCAATAATCGGTATGAGTACGCTTATATTGCTGATGAGTATCCTGACGATATTCTTTGGGATGCTGGTAAAGTTCTTACTGCCTATCTTGATATTGAAGTTGGATCCGAAAATGGATTTCCAGAACCAAGAGATGCTGCAGAACAAATCACCGCTATCACACTCAAGATCAAAGGTAATTATTTTGTGTTTGGTGTCGGCGATTACAGCAAGCATCGTGACGATGTTCATTACGCTAAATGTCGTGACGAGTTCGACCTTATCAAACGATTCATGGACCTCTGGACAAGATTCTACCCCGATGTTATTTCAGGGTGGAACATCAAGTTCTTCGATATACCTTATCTCGTAAATCGCATCAGTAAACTCTTTGGTGAGGATGAGGCAAAGAAACTCTCGCCATGGAATCGTTTGTCTGAACGTGAAGCATTTGTAATGAACCGCGAACATCAAGTGTTTGATCTTGATGGTATTGCTACACTTGATTACATCGAACTCTATCGCAAGTTTACTTACTCGCAGCAAGAGTCTTATCGTCTTGATCATATTGCTCACGTTGAGTTGGGTGAAAAGAAATTAGATTACTCTGAGTTCGAAACTCTGCATCAACTCTACAAATACGACTACCAAAAGTTCATTGAGTATAACATCAAGGACGTAGAACTTGTTGAAAAACTCGAAGATAAGATGAAGTTGATTGAGTTGGCTTTGACTCTTGCTTACGACAACAAAGTAAACTATGACGATGTGTTCACTCAGGTGCGCATGTGGGACTCTATTGTTTACAATCACTTGATGAAGAAAAAGATTGTAATCCCACAGATGAAGATGGGCGAAAAGAAAACTCAATACGAAGGTGCATATGTCAAGGATCCAATATGCGGAATGCATGAATGGGTTGTTTCGTTTGACTTGAACAGCCTGTATCCTCACTTGATCATGCAGTATAACATCTCAATGGAGACACTTGTTCAGCCAAGCAATTACTCAATTGAGATGCGCAATACAGTTCGCGAAAACAAAGTGAACGTTGACAGCATGCTCAATCGTCAAGTTCGATTGGATTACCTCAAGAATGTTGGTGTTACACTGACACCAAACTGCCAGTTCTTCAACGTGAAGAAACAAGGTGTGCTTCCTGAGATTATGGATAGCATGTACAAAGACCGTACACGATATAAGAAGTTGGCACTAGAAGCCAAAAAGAAAATCGAAACTGTTCTTGAAGATAAGAATCAAGTTGAGTATCTTGAGAAGCAAGTTGCTCGATATAATAATCTTCAGTTGGCAAAGAAGGTTACTCTAAACTCCGCTTACGGTGCACTGGGCAATCAATACTTTCGTTTCTTTGATATTCGCATCGCTGAAGGTATCACGACAGCAGGTCAATTGTCTATTCGTTGGATTGAAAAGCGAATCAACGAATACATGAATGAACTCCTCAAGACAGAGGATGTTGATTATGTAATTGCCTCTGACACAGATTCGATTTATCTGAACATGGGTTCACTTGTACAGAAACTTTATCCAGATGTGAGTGATACCAAAAAGGTCATCAAATTCATGGATAAGGTTTGTGAACAGAAGTTTCAGCCATTCATTGATAAATCGTATCAAGAACTCGCTGACCATGTTAATGCATTCCAACAGCGTATGGAAATGAAGCGCGAGTCATTGGCTGACAAGGCAATCTGGACTGCTAAGAAGCGATATATTCTCAATGTGCATGATAGCGAAGGTGTTGTATATGCCAAACCTAAACTGAAGATCATGGGTCTTGAGGCTGTGAAGTCTTCAACTCCAGGTGCTTGTCGTGTGAAGATTAAAGAAGCCATCAGTATCATCATGAACAAAACTCAGGATGATCTTCACAAGTTCATTGAAGAATTCAGATCTGAGTTCAAAACTCTTCCAATTGATGCGATTGCGTTTCCAAGAAGCGTGAATGGTCTGACTGAGTATGCAGATCCTGCGAGTATCTTCAAAAAGGGTACGCCGATTCACGTGAAAGGCGCA